GCTTTAGCTAGTAATGTCATGTTATTCCTTACTCATAATCTGATCTAGGAGAGCCTTAAAAGACTCCTCGTGGTCGGTTTCATCTGGAGGCATTCCCATCTTAGCCCCAATTTGTGCTTTAGTGATCTTCTCGTTACTCTTCCGGTCCTCGGCCTTTTCATCAAGGTCCTTGGCCTTCAGGATCATCTCCATGGCTTTGTAGCGACGTTCGAACTCAATGTCATCAGGAACCTTGGCGTCTGAGTTCATCACCATCGCCTTAAAGATGTCTGCTTGAATACGGTCCTCAACGTGCATCGCTTCGGCCTTAGACTTCGCTGCTTCTGCAATCATCTTCATTGCTTCGGCCTCATCCTTCTGGGCACCTGCTGCGGCCACTCTCAGCGCTAGTTCCTTCATAATGATTTCAGAAGGCTGCTGTTGCTGTTGTGCCTGCTTCTCCTCACCCATCTGCTTAAAGAGCTTAGCGAGCGAGCTTCTTCCGGGCAGACTAGAGAGTTGAATTGAGGCACCTAACATTAAGGGGACCAAAGGACTCTCCGGCCCTAAGGTTGACAGCATGTTAAGTACCCGAGTCTGCTCAAACTCACGCTCAAGCATACTCATAGTCCCTACAGCCTTAAAACTGTAGTCCTTGGCCGGGAAGCTATCAGGATCGAACTGCATCATCCGCTTAGCATACATCGTTGCAATAGGCACAAGGAACTGCACTTGGAAGGCCCTGATGAGTCGCTTAAGGCGCTTCATCTGTGGCCCCATGGCGATGCTTAAGGCCCCTGTCTTCATATCAGCCACATTAGACATCCCCGAGAGGTCCGCAATGCCTGAGGCACTCTTGGACCACGCTTCATGTTGCTGGGCGGTAACCATCGACGCCTGATTGGGTTCTCCAAAGGGTAGCCGTGTGACAATATCAGACACAGGGCCGTTAAACAGTAGGTTCTTTCCGGGACTAATCTCCAGCTTCACGCCCTTAGGGATGCGTGTGGCATCCATACCCATGCTAGGATAGGCTGTGTAGGCCATAGCATCGTCATGGGTCCGAACGTGCTTGTCGGCATTGCGTTGGTCCATGCTAATGTCCTCAGCAATTCCTACGCCCCAGAACTGATTAAGAACGCGCTTTGGTCTATAGGCGGCGAAGCCTCGGTCTTGGCACATATAAGGGTTAGGTCTTGCCCGAAGTACACCTGAGCGGTTCACAATGTAAACTACAGACTCCACTAGCGCCTTACCTTCTTTAGACTCCATGGATACGCCTTGTTTCACCATGTAGGCGGGAAGCAGGCCATAGTAGCGACTAAGGAGAACCATACCCTTACGCTGAGGCCAGCGGGTCTGAGAGGCCTCTTGTAGCATCTCAAACCGGGGGGCGTAATCCATAACTACCCGAGGGTCTTTAAACAGACCTGAGGCTACGCCTTTGTTAATCATAGCCGTAGACACGTAAGTCTCCACTCCCACCCAAGGGGAAGTGTCAATCTCGGTGTGTCCCGGAGCAATACGAAAGTTCTTAGGGCTAATGGCTCTAATCACAGGCACGGTTCGCTTGTTCTCTGTAACGCCATGGAGCATCTGACCCTTAGGCCCCGGCTGAGACGTAGGGGTGTACTCAGTGTAAGTGTTCATGACGATCTCACCTATGCCAGTACCAAAGGTGTGTCCTGTGGTGACAACTTGCTCAATCTCATCACTAGCGCTTTGCTTAGTTAACTCTTCATAGAGGAGTACGCTAAGTTTCTCTACGTCCTCAGGGTTTTGGTCCAAAGGGTCATCTACAAGGTCAATAAACCGTCCATAACCAAAGGTTGAATCAACCACCTCAGCAGTCACCGTATCAATGGCCTGCATGGTAATGGGGCTGATGTACGTAGAGCGCTCTGAGGCCCTAGTCTTATCTGTGGCTTGGTAGTCGCGGCGATAGGAGCGCTCATAGAGGTTCCACCATGGCTCGTAGTTAGTCTGGATGTCAACTACGGACTCATATAGTGCGCTTACGACCTGAGTTAATACGGCGTTGTCCATCCCGGCCTTGACCGGAGCTTTGTCTTGTCCTCCTTCGGAGAACTGTTGTGCATTCACTGGTATCATTAAAAGTCATCCGTATCTATGTTTGAGACCCAATTGGTACTGAAGTCCCCTGCGGAGAAAACCCATGCTTGGTCGTTTGCTATTTGGTCCACAAGGGCTAAAGAGTCAATCATGTCATCATGGGTGCTGGGGTTAGGGAAATTCATTAGCTCATCAACAAAGGAATCAAAGTAAGCTCCTTGGTTGAACCGTATCTTACCATGCTCTATCTTACCCTGCAAGGCCCATAGTATTCTCTGGGTCTTCTCTTTGTTTCCGTGCGTCAAATCCACTACACGAGCATAGTGGTTCTGCGTTTGCATCTCAGTCTCTAGGCGACTAAACAGGACACCTTTCTCAATACCTATGACCTTAGCCCCTGAGGACTTGGCTGCAGCTACGATCCTTTTGGCGGTCTCGGCCACAGTCCACCGGCCAGCGTCAATGGTCTTGACCCACCAGTTAGGCCCGTGGGTCTTTGTGGAGCATATAGCAGTGTTGTCAAGGTTAGGGTTAGCCCTTTTGATCTGGTTGCTAAAGTCTGTAAAGCCTGCGAGGTCAACGGTAACAATGAATTCTCCCTCTTTTGGTTCTTGGTTGTCAACCTTAAGGTCTTCTTTCTTAAACAGATCGCTCTCAGTTACGGCGTACTCGGCAAGGAACTCCTGCCTAAAGAAGTACTTACTGATCTCACTCTTGGCCTCCTCAATCTCCGTGACAGGTATGAAGGGGTTGTCGTAAGTGGTGAAGTGAAAGCACTCCCAGTTCTTAGACTTGGAGGCCCTCTGGCCTAGCCTGTAGAAGTGGTCCTTACCGTTGGGGGTACCAATGATCAAGGCCCCACCCTCAAGGTCGGCCAAGGCTGGACGTAAGATCACCTCAAACACATCAGGCTTCATGTCCTTATACTCATCCACAACAACATACTTAATCTTGTTGCCCCTTAAGGAGTCCTCGTTATCAGAGCCCTTAAGCATAATCACTCGGCCATTGGGGCACTCTATACGTCCTGTGTTCTCCCAGAACTTAGCCCCAAGGGGTTCCAAGCGGGAACGCAAAGGCTTCCACATAAGGTCCTTGGCCTGCTGGAACGTAGGAGCCACATACATCACAATGCCCGAAGGAGGTTCCGCTGTCTCATCGAAAGCCTCTTGTTCTTTGGCGTTAAGGGTAAGAGCCTCTACGCAGATTTTGTTAGCTGCGAGGTCTGTCTTTCCGAAGCGCCTACCTGCCCTTACGAACCAGAAACGCTTAGGGCTGTTCCATATTCTACGCTGTGCGGGGTGGAGACTAATCTTTAGTTTCATCGGGTACCTCCTCTACGTTACCCATGTCAATAAAGTCATTCTGCTCTGTAGGTCCTTGGTTGCCTACACGCACCGTGGTGGTATTGCCTGCTGTGTCCACAATCTCTACAGACAGAGACTTAGGTATCTTCTCTTCCCCTCCGCTGAAGTCAGTCTCAGGTATAAAGCGCTTAGCCAGTAGGGCAATCATCTCCACTTGTTTAGGGTGTTTGTCATCAAGGGCTATCTGAACCATCTTGTCAATTATAGCCTCAGGTTTGTTCGAAAGCAACAAGCGAGCCTGTAATTCCTTCAGCCTTGAGGCCAGCCCCGGAGGGCGACCAATCGCCACCACCTTCGCTATGGCTTCCTTGGTCTTTGGTCCCGGCTTGGTGAATGTAGGCACCGTAGGTGATCCTTTAGGGCGTGCCATTAGAACCTCCTTGAGGGTTACGTAAGAACTCCTGTATCGCAGGGTCCACAGGCTTAGCCTTCTTCAAGCCCTGAGGGTCCCCAAAGAACTCCTCCAGTGACGAAGCTCTAGCCTCACTACTCACGCCTTCGGACTCTGAGGATTTGTAGCTCTCTCGGGCTGCTGGGAATAGGTTAGCCTTAGCCATTCCCTTACCTGCTGCCATAGCTCCCTTAATAAACCCCTCAGTCTCCTCCTTTGGCGCAGCCTTAGCTGCCTTTAGGTTCGCCAAGGCTATGTCTATGTTGTTGTCCTTAAACAAAGTCGTAAGCTGCTCTATCTCCTTCTTCTCTGCGTCTGCCGATGTGACATTCCTTAGAACCGTCATACCCTTCTGGAATGTAGAGGCCAAACGACCACCAAGGACTGCCAGCGTGTTCTTAACGTTCATGCCGGGGAGTATCTTAGCCACAAAGTCATCTGCTGTGCCTGAGAGTACTGACCCCTGAGGGGCAGGTATCTTAGAGATGTTCTGAGCAAGCTCTAGTAGCTCCACAACCTTCCCCATCTTCTCACTTACTAGTAGGCGCATAGGCGCATTTTTCTTAAGGTCTGTTTGTAAAGAGGATAAAGGTAAGCTACCCCCAAAGTATTGCTGAAGTATGGCTGTGCTCATGGCCTCCCTTTGGTCTGGGTTAGCAGCCCCTACCTGCTTAGTCCACTTCGCTAAGTCTCCGGGGCTATTCTTAAAGTGGCGTACCATAGCCGCAGGGTCCTCAAAGGCTTTCCCTACAGAGTTAACCCCACCTGTGACTAGCACATCAGAGGCTACCCCAGCTGCTGTGCGCTCCATGAGTTGCACCTGTTGGGCTACATTGGCTTCTAGGGCTGTCTTTGTGGAGGATAGCTTCTCGCTAATATCTCCTCCTGTCTTAGTAACTGCCTCAATCTGGGAAGCGTACTTCTTCTGAAAGTTATTTAGGATAGCCGGAGTGATACCACCGGGAGCCTTAATAAGGTCATCCAGCTTGGTAAGAATCACCTCAGTACCTAAGCGTCCTCCATCCTGCCCTGCGGCCTTCATAAGCTGCTGCATACCCTCAGGCGTACGTAGAGCATAAGGTACCACATCAGAGGCGAACTCCTTACGGCCAATATCCATAGGGGCCTTCTCAAGGAAGACCTCACCAATGCGCTGGGCATACTCCTTGTCCACTGCGGCATACTCTTGGGCGAACTTAGGGCTAATGCGCTCGTAGAGACCTTGGGACACAAAGGACCCATCGGCCTGAGGTGTGACCGAGACCTTTTGGCCTGAATTTAGAACACCCGGCTCTCGAAAGTCTTGCTCTCGATAAACTTTACCTTTTAGGTTGTCCTGTATTTCACGCATTACACGATACTCTGGTGACTGAGCAGGTACTTTACGCATCTGTGCTGCCAGTTCTCTCTTAAAACTATCTAGCTCCCAGAGCGTCAATGCTGTCTGGTCTTCCTTGGCTACAGCAGGAACACCAACGAAAGGTTTACCCTCAGCACTAACTAAGGAGGACAACTTCTCTTCTCCTTCTTTGGCTGCTTGGGATAACTTACTATTAATAGTTCTCAGGTCTGAATTGAGCTTAGGAAAAGTAGTGAACAAATTACTGTCAATAGCACTTCTAATAGAAGGTCCGATTGTGTTCTCTATGTCCAGCGGGCTAACCTTAAGACCCTCTTTAGTCCCACCTAACAACACCTTCTTATACTCAGGTCCGAGGGCATCCATCTCTAGTCTCTGGCGTTCTGCTATCTTAGTCTGAAGCTCTGCCCCTACCTCGGTCTTAGGGCGAACCCCAGAGGTTAACTCCGAAGTTAAGTTATCCACCTCAGACTTTAGCTTAGACAGACGCTCCTTACTCACAGGAACTTCAGTGAACGAACGAGGGACGTAGGAGTCTAGAGTCTCTAGAGCCTCAGCCTGAGAGCCTATGCGTTCATCTAGGGCCTTAGGTATAGACTCCAGTGTGGCCTCCGTGTCGGCCTTCAGTGCCCCTCGGAACTCGGGGCTACCTGTGACTGCCTTCTGTACCATCTCATTGATTGCGCGATTGTCCGAGGCCGCTGCCGTGATGGGCACAGGGGCCTGTAACTCCTCAGATAGTCTTTGGCGTTTAGCTAATTGTGCTGCTAATAGGTCTGGTCCTCCGGCCTCCCTAGAGGCAATCCCTAGTTGCTCTTGTACTGCAAAGGATGCCTTGTTGGCGCTAAGATCACCTACAGCCTCCTTAACACCATTCTTAAGTACAGAGCCTGCCTCAGATACACTACCGGAGCCTTTGAGACCTGAGAGATACTTAGACGCAAAAGCAGGGGATACTGTGTCATAGGCTTTCTGTAGGCCGCGAGGGACCACACGAGCCACAGTGTTACCTGTAGTCATGGCTCCCAAACCACCACCAAGGAAGGAGGCGACCATCTGTCCTGTCTCCCCAAAGCCTGCCGCCT